GTATTCCGTTCTAAATCCGGTATTCAATTTTAGTTTATCAATTTCCTTTTCATACATCACATATGCATTTGCTAAATCAAAATCGGCAGTATATCTATCCGTATTGTTTGTAATTTCATTTAATAAATCAGTTGATTCGTATCTGAATATTCTTGCTTTGAAGTTTCTCAATTTCTTCAAATAACCCACTCCTAAGCGAATATCTCCTATGGATTTGTTTAATCCCCCATTGAATGAGTTTTCATCCATCACACTCCAAAAACGATAGGTGTCTCTCCATGCTATTGAGTAAGGAGTTGATGTGTATAAAGATGATATGTAAGGTGTTACTCTATAATCAGGTTGGTCTCTTAACATAAGATTATATCCTATATTAAAATCCCATGTTTTAATCTTACCTTCAAATTGTGTATTGAATACTAACTTTTGAATTGAGTTAGATGATTTACTATCTACATACTGAACATTATCATAGTTTTCACCAACTCTACTTAAAAATGATTTTTCGTTTTGGTAGTTAGCAAGTGTTTTCCAACTATAACGATTCTCACCTAAATAAACTATATTTAATAATCCATTTAATGATTGTATATTTGAATAGTTCTGGTCTTTATATTTGTATGCTAATTCTGTTGATGATTGATAATCTATTCTTTCGGTTGTGTTAGCTGAAAATGTGTTTCTTGCAGTTGAACTGAATAAGATGTTCCATTTGTTTTTCGCAACACCAAATGATAAGTTACCATTTAAGTTTGGAATAGATGTTGATGTTTCGGTTTGAGGTGAACCTATTAGTTTAGTGTATGCTCTTCTATCACCTATACCTGCTATTCGGTATCCATTTGTTGATGGAAATGATGTTGGGAATTGTATTGGGTCTACCAACCTAAAATCCTGTCCTGTTGATAATGAACCCCAACTTCCTCCCAATGATATATTAAAGAAATCACCACTAACTTCTTTTGTTGTTATTTGGACTAATCCACCTGCAAAGTCGCCTGGTAGATTTGCCGATGCTCCTTTATTAATGATGATATTATCTATAAGTGATGCTGGGATAATATCAAATGAGAATGCTCTTCTATCGGGTTCGGTTGATGGTAGGATTGATTTGTTTAGTAGAGCCGAGTTGTATCTATCAGCTAAACCTCTAACTAAAACAAACTTATCATTTTGGATTGTTACACCACTAACTCTTTTAAGTGCATCTCCAACAGTTCTATCTGGTGTTTTCTTTATTGATTCGATTGATAAACCATCTGCTACAATGTAAGATGTTTTAAGTGTGTTGATAAGTGCAGTTGCAGTTTCTTTCTTTACTACTTGCCTTACCATAACTTCTTGTAATATCTTTGTATCTTCTTTTAACTGAATGTTAAAGTTAGTTGTAGTATCAATTGTAATATCTCTGATGTATTCTTTATATCCAACAAATGATGCTTTAATTGAATAATTACCAATAGGTACATTACTAAAGATATATCTTGAGTCTATATCAGAAGTTGTACCTATTTTTTTATTTGTGTTTTTATTTGTTAACCAAACTGTTACACCTATTAAATCTTCTTTTTGGGTTTTTGTGCTGCCGGTTAAATTTACTTGAGCAACTAAAGGGAAAACTAAAAAATAACTAATTAAAAAACTAAGTAACAACTTCATCTATATTGGGTTTTAAATCCATGTATAGATATAAAAGAAAATATTACTAAACAACGTCTAATATTACTATTGTATTACTCTACGAGTTTATAAATTTCGTCTAAACAGCGTCCTTGCTCATCGTAGTCTAATCCAAAACCAATAATAAACTCATCATCGGTTAATTCCATTCCTACGTAATCAACAACCACATTAGTCTTGTAATTCTTGGGGCGTGTAAATAAAGAACATATTTTAACGCTGTTAACTTGCTTCTCATTAAGTAGATAGTCTTTTAATTCAACCATTGTTAAGCCTGTCTCAACAATGTCCTCAACTATAATTATATTACGTTTATAGAGATCGCGGGATATTCCAAGAACTTGTTTTACAGTGCCTGTAGATTCAATACCTTCATATGATGACAATCTAACGAATTCTAATTCGGGGCTTAATGGATATAATTGTTCAGCTAAATGTGCTCCAAATATACCTGCTCCCTTTAATACTATAACTAATACCGGATTGTAATTTTGGTCATGTATTATTTCCATTGCTAATGCCTTAATCATAGCATTTAGCTTTTGTTTAGGTATTAGTGGTTCGAAATGTTTATCTTTTATTTTTAGCATGTTCTCGTTTCAAATCTTCAGCAATTCGCTTAATAATTTCATCAGGCGTCATTACTAATAGAGTATTTAATTTATATTGTCCTCTATATTTGTCGTATGAAGTAAGTACTTCACGAATTAGGCTCTCCGTTATCGGAGTTTGAATATCGTTCTGCATAACCTATTGTATGATGTATTGTTGTTATTTTATGTCCCATATTGTATGGGTTATAATTTAGTTCTAAAGTTAATGTAGATAATGTATCATCCTCACATTGCTCATATAAATCAGCAATTGCTTTAATTAACATCTGGCGTTGTGCCGATTTTATACTTTTAGCTGTCATATCAATCCATTATATCACTAATATGATAATCATCATCTAGATCTTCAATATCACTATATTCAGGAAATTCGTCTTCATCAGCCCATAACACATTCCAAGTTTCATCTGATAATTCATTTTCTGGATCGATGATTTCTTCTAATCCATAATATTCTAAATCCTCTTCATATGTTTCATTATAAGCAATATTATCAATGTCGATATCAAGGGGAGTTTTTGGGTCACGTGGTTTAAATTCCATAGTATTATAAGTCTGAAATTACGTCTAAAATATCTCGTTTAATTTTTTTCTTTTTAAATTTAATAGTCGGAACCAGTTTTTTTAATTCTAAAACTTTAGCACATAACTCATATTCTTCATTTTCTTCTAATGTAGGTAAACAACCATCTAAATTTTCAATGTAATCTGAATCATCCATTGCTAATGATGTTACTACATTTAATCCTCCGATAGTAGGTGACATTACATTACAAGCAACTATATATTTTAACTGATGATTGCAAGCGAATTCGATCGCTTTAACCGTATATTTTGCTATATCAAGGCGGTATTCCATTCCTGGCATTCCCATCTTAGCATTACGAATTAAAAGCGGCTCGAATTCTTCTTCCATAGTTATAAATATTATGCCTCAATCACGGAAACAATATTTGATTTTGATGCTGATTTAACTTCAAAATCATTCTCTCCGCGTTCAGACAAATATTCTGTAATACGTGCTTCAGCTTCTGTAACTGACATTGCGTCTACTAAATAAACTTCTGTTTGTTTTTTAATTTTACCTTTGTTGTCTTCAGTTTCGAAAACGGCTTTTACTGTGAAATATTGTGCCATATTTATTTTATTTTGTTTTAATTTGAATTTAATAAGGAAAAAAATTATAGCCTAGCAATTAGACTATCTTCATCTGCTTCTTCGTCCCACAATCCTAAAGACTTCATATTTTCTATTTGTTTGTCATCTAACTGCCAATCAAATGATTTTTCTTTAGCTTCACGATTTGATTCTATATCTTGTAACTGACCATCTGTAAATACATTTCCAACAAATAAGAAATAACAATTATAACATAATAATTGTAAATTTTCTAATCTGTAGTCTGCTTTATTTCCACTTCTAAAATTTAATAATAATGGAACCTTATAATCTAAAACTCGTCGTTCAGAAAAACCACATTTATCACAACATTCTTTTAAAAACCCTTCATTGATAGCCCTAACTTTAATTTTTTCAGGAGTAAAGCTTTGCCATCCATCACCCCCTTCAAGAATGAGTTTGACAGTAGGATCCTTCTTAGTTTGAGGTAAAAATTTAGGAATACCCTTACCCTTTTGATTATAATGTACCTCAAACAAAGTCGGAGAATTAGGATCGTTATCATCTACTCTGTAGATTTTAAAGTATGGTTTAACATGTTGATAACTGCAACCTAAATAATTAGCAGCGGCTCGAATAGATTTTGTGTACTCCATCGCCCGCAATAAATCTTGCTTTGTAAGTGGTTTTGCTTTCGGCATATTATAACAATTTCTTTACAACCCCCCATAATTGTTCAGGATCGGAAATTTCTAATTCATTTCCGTTTGCATCAACGTATGGAATTGATCCATCCATTTCAATACGATCATAACAATAGTGAATAATTAATTCGGCTGCTTGGGATCCAAATGATAAATAAATTAAATTATCAATGATTTGTAAATACATTTCATCGTAATCTGATAAATCGATTTTAAAATCTGAATGTACTAATGTAGAACGATTAATTACTAATTCAATTTGGGTAATAATGTTGATAAATAATTCATGTTTGATATCTTCATTATTTTTTCTACGGCGTACTATTTTAGTGTTAGTACCAATAATATTATTAATTTGGTTTTGGATTCCTTCAATCTCTCTATCTACACTCATAACTCATTTTTTAATTTAACAATTTCAGCACATGTCTCATAATCTTCAAACTTTTCATAGTATGAAATTGATTTATCAAGTGCTGATTTAAAATCTTGTTTATCTACTGTTAAATAATTTCCGGTTGAATTAATTTCTACTATTTTAGCGTGTTTTGCTTTACGCTTAATAGCTTCTCTAATCCCCCACACTGTTTGAGAATAAACAATATCTTGTACTATTTCATTTTCCCCGATTGCAGAGTAATCAGGTTCACCATCTCCATTTATATTAAACTGTAGGTTCGGTATTATTCGCTTGCTCATCAGATTTAGGATTTAAAATGTTTTTAATAAATAATTTAAAACTTTCTAAACGTATTAGGAATCCTACAACATTCTGATATGGAACATCTAAGTCAGTATCAACGGATAAGCCCATTTCTGCTAATCCTCTATTTAACTTAGTTTTTAATTTTTGGGTAATTTCTTCTTTTTTCGCTTCGTCTGTACCTTGTGGTACAATGAATTGTAATTTGATACCTTTTTTAGTAGGGTTCTTATTTACATCTACTACCATTTTTAATCCACTATCTGGAGAATCAGGGGGTGTTGTGTCTACTGCAGGTTCTGTTGTTTCAGCTCCTGTATCAGTAGGTGTAATATCCTCTGCTTCTAGAATAGCTTTAATCTCGTCTTCTAAAAGGTGTGCCATTATATAAATTTATTTGTTTAATATAAATATAATAAAGAAAGGTCCTAAAAACTAGGACCTTTAATTTACAAATAAGTATTATTATTTAGCTTTTGGCTTGTAATAACGCTTTTTCTTTTTTGGTTTTGTTTCAACTGCTGGTGCTTCTGCAACTGGGGTTTCAGCTACTGGTAAAGCTTCAACTGGAGATGCTTTAAGTTCAGCTGCAGCTGCTTCTTGTGCTTTAGCTAAAGCATCTTGTTGAGCTTGGATGAATTCTTTCTCATTTGCTACTTCTGGAGTAGTAAAAGCAGATTCATTTGTGCTACTAACAGGAGTAACATCCTCTTGAGTAAGAGTAACAATGGCTTGCGTTTGCTTACGAGCAAAGTACCAGATGGCACCGGCAAGACCTAACAACACTAAAATTGCAATTAACATAATTGTTTGGGTTTTGGTTTAAAATTTAATCTTCAAAAAAATAAATAATGTAAGCGTACATAACAGCTCCTAAAAATAATAAAATAAATATTCCTAATGCTACTTCTGCAACTCCTGGTATTAATAAATATCTTTTATATTTTGATTTATACCATCCAGTATTATCCGCTTCTTCTATTAATGAATGAGCAAGGTGGGCTAAAATAACGTGAGCTGTGAAAGCTATAAATATAAGAAAGGCAAGCATTAGATAGTAAAACATATTATTCGTCTCTATGTTGTTTAGTTGTGTTATGATAAATAAAAAATGTAAGTAATACCCATCCGAATTTAGATGAATCAGTCCAATTAACTAGAGCAACATCATAATTAATTAATGTAAACACTCCTAATGAAAGTAAAACTGCTACAACTGCGTATTGTATTAATATTTTATTCATATTGTAAATCTAATAAGGACATTTTAATTAGACAAATATTTTGTTAGTTTGAGGGTCTCGTTTCATATAATCACCCCATTTGTATTTAAACGCTTCATGACACATCTGTTCTTTATACATTGATTCTTTAATGCGTTCTTCTGATTTGGTACCTACTGAAACGAAATGATAGAATGAAACATTATATAAACGAACAGTACCTATTCCACTCATATTACATTTCATAAAGAATTCACAATCCACAACCCATCCTCCGGGGTATGATTCATCCCATCCACCTATTCTCAAATAATCTTTTTTAGACATGAATATAGGTAAAGTAGATCCGTTTGCATCTTTAACCATTTTAGATGAGTTGATTTCAAATTGTCTGAATGCTTCTAAATCAAATGTTTTAGGATCGCGTCCTAAATCTTTAATTATAAATTGTGAAAATATACTTGGAATAGGTTCAATTTGATTAGGAGCAAATACAATGTTTTCAGAATATTGAGATTCTAATCTTGTATCCCACTCCATTGGAAATACATTATCATCATTTACAATTAAAATTAAATCGTTAGACGCATTATAAACACCTAAATTTGTTGCTCGAGATAATCCTACGTTTTGTTTTAAATCAAGTACTGAAATATTATCTTGATATTTGTACAATACTTCTTTATTTTCTTCATAGAATCCATCTACAACAACGATAATTTCGTTTCTATTTGTTTGACCTTCAATACAAGATTTTAAACATAAATCAAGTACTTCTGGTTCTCTGTAAGTTGGTATTATAACTGATATCATATTTTTGACCAATCGATTAAAGGTGTTAACCAAGTTGTTTCGCCGTGAGTTGAATAACCTGGTATTGGGGTAACTAAGTAATGAGCTGAATTGTATAAGTGAACAAACATGTCGAAATCACGTGGATAACTGCCTTGAGTATATTCACGCAATATATTTTCCGTCTTACGTAATGTCTTCACTTTAGACGCGAATGTCATCGTTGTTGAATTAGTTACTTTCCAATGTGATGATGTAGATAACATAACACGAGTCATTTCACCTCCACCTTGTACGTATGGATTAGCACCATCAATGTATTTGTCTGGATGATCGTATAATGAAACGAAATCGGCTCCAATTTCATTTAATCCTTCTTCAATAATTTTTTGTGAGCCTGGTTTGTGTAAGTAATCATTTTCACAGAAGTAAACTATCTCATTATCCTCGTAACCTAAAGCTTCAGTTAAAGCAATATTAAATGTACCAGCACCATGACCTACTGAAGCGTAGAAAATATTATCCCTAGATACATACTCTTGGATCATATTATCTGTTTTTTCAGATACATTATCAGCAATAATAGACCAATCAGCATCTTTAAATACATTAACTGCATTCCATAAACAATTTCTATTATTTATGTATTTGGGTTTTATTTTACTGTAACCGGAATCTGATATTCTATAAATTATCTTCATAATTAAAAATTAAAGGCCATAATCGTTCAAAACTCCAAGGATTATTATCATCTGAAATATACACATCATAACATTTTCTCCACCAATTTAATGATTTATTAGTAATATACCTTTTAGGAATAATAAATTGAGCTCCTGCAGGAAATTTAAATAAATGTTCTGTATAATTTAATCCTAAAGATTCTACATTATGTGACATTAATACTGAATCGGGATTATCATTAACAATCCAATCTGATAAGTTAATTATTTGGTTATCTAAAGGTGCATTGTTAATTTTATTAATTATATTTGAACAATGGGGAAATGGATCTCCTTGTACAAATGAAATATAATCAGGAAATTCATTATAAAATTCTATTATATATCTTAAATATGTTTCTCCTTCTCTTCCAATATTAGGAATTGATTTATATTCTTTATCTATATATTCTCCCTTGTTGTATATTAGATAGTCCCAATGAAGTTCATTAAGCCAGCTTATATCTTCATCAAATCTAGCTACTACTACTAAGTTATTCATTTATTTTATAGTTTGTACTTTTAATCCATCGAACATTTTCAATTCCAGTTTCGTATTCTTCAACATCTGCTGTTACGTTTCTATAACCTAAATGCTTATACTCATATGCTTTTAAAAATAAATGTCGCCCTTCAATAAAATCTTTTTTATGTTCTTCAGGTTTGTTATCCATATTTCCATTATCCTCATGATATAGACATAAATAAGTACCTACTTCGTTTCTAATAGGAGAATAACCAGCCCAACGCAAACGTTCTCTTAAATCTTCATCTTCATTACCCCATCCTTTATATAATGGATTTAAACCATTAATTTTATCCCAATGTTCTTTTCTCATTACTACTACACCACCATAAAAATTATTATCTATTTGGTTATGCCAGTTTTGATAACCTTGAGGGACATCATGGATATTTCTAAATTGTAATTCATTATCAACAAATATACCTTTATTGGCTGGAAGAATTGGTTGGTCTTTTATTTCATAGGATACATCATCAGTTGGGTAATAATCAACTTGATGTAGTATAATAATATTTCCTTTAGCGTATTGGGCTCCTATATTTTGAGTATTAGATAAATTAAAATTATCATTGTCATTTTGTTCTGATACAATAATTTCATATTGTTTATCTTTAAATACTTCTTGTAGTCGAGGTAACATCAATTCTAAATGAGCTTCTCGATCTCGATAGGGAATAATAATAGAATAACTATCGTTTGAATCCTGGAATTCTGTCATATTGATGTACTATTTTGTAATTTGGTATATTATTTAAATCAAATTTAACATGACCTGAATTTATAACATGAAGATGTACTGCGAATTCATCTTGGAGGTTAGTAAATTTGACTTTATCTTTATATCTGGTTTGGATCAAGTAATTAAATGAGGTTTGATCAGCTACTTTATGACTACCTTTAGACATTAAATAAATGTCAGAACATATCTCTTTTACTAATTGACTATTTCCTCCAAAAACTCCAACATTATATACTTGCTCATTTAATAAAGTCCATAAACCTATTGTTCCTAAATTATAATGAATATGTTCTTGATTCCACGCTTCATTTTTATAAATTACTTCTTCACTAGTAACTGTTAATTTATCTTTATCTATATAATCGAAGGGATTACAATTAAAATAAACATCTTTAACATCTGTAATTAATACTTTATCAAATTTATTTTTATTATCATTTAAAAAATACCAAATATGGTAAAAACGAATATTATGAATCAAATCATATGATGTTTCTAAATTACATATACCTGTATTGTAATTAAAGAATTCTTTTTCATTACCCCAAAAATCAAATTTAGGAGTAATAACATTAATATTATTATCTTTTAAATATTTTAATAAATCATTAGATCCATCATTATTTAAATTATAAAGTAATAATATTCGTGTACAATCATCCCACTCAGTAGATGTTTCTACCCAAGTACTAATATCTTGAGAAGTATAATTTCCACTGATTGCTCCTATTAATAAATTCATTATAGTTTTCTATATACTTTTTTATATGAATGTACATTTTCTTCAATCAACACTTCAAAATTATTAGATAATAATTTATTGTGGATTTCATTATGTTCATAATAATCTGTATTATCATAAACTATAACACCCTTAACTGAAAGATTTTTAATGAAAAAGTCAGTAGCAATATCAACTGATTTGACATCATGTTGTCCGTCAATATGAACTAAACAATATTTAGATACAATTGTTTTTGTTCCGCTATCATAAACAGGTACTCCATCAGCAAATCGTTTATAGAATTCTGAATCTTCTAAATTGTAAAATATGATGTTTACTCCACGAATATCAGCATATTTGTATAAATTTGAAATAGCTTCATTTCTCATTGAATTGAAATAATCATATTGAGTAATTTTTCCATGTCCCCAATATTCAATATCTCCATAAGGATCTACACATACGTGAGGTCTTTTATCATCATTTTCTAAAAACGCTTCAATAATTTCTAAAGTCCCACCCCCACGTCTAAGACCTATTTCAATACTTATACCCTCAACATCCTTAAGTTTGGGAATGTATTTAATTAAACTTTTATATGATTCTGAAGGTGCATCTCCAGGTAATAAATCTCTTACTTGCGTCATTTAAATTAATTTTTTGTTTATAAATAATATATCTTGTTGATGTGAACCATGGTTTCTTGCTTCGTCTAATATATCAACTTTTTCAAATCCAAAATTTTCCATATATTGAATTACTTCATCATATAGTGGAGCATTTTCATTATATTGAGTTAAAGATACTTCTAATAATATTCCTTTAGCTTTAGAACATATATTTTTACCTCCTGACATAATGTCTAATTCTGAACCTTGAGTATCAATTTTAATTAAATCAAATTCAGAATCATCATCAAATAAGTCATCCAACATAATTCCTTTTTTTCTAATAATATCTAATTGATCATCAGAATAAAAATGAGTTAATTCTTTATAAATTGAATTACCTGTAGATGCAGGATCGTTTTTTCTACTATAGAAATCATATTCAGAATTATCTTTAGCTAATAATCCAATATAATAATTATCTGTTATTTGTTTTAAATAATAAGCACATATTGAAGAGGCTTCAATAGAAAAAATAAAACTATCTGGGAAGTGTTTTTTAGCTTCTAAATGCCATTGTCCAACATTAGCGCCAATATCTAAAATACGATACGGAACAAAGTGGTCTACTATTTTATAAAGATTCATAAAATGCGTTTTGTTTTTCTTGACGTTTAATATCTTTGCGATGCCATAAGAATATTTCTTCAGCTGGGATTAAGGAAAATGTTCCGTAACCATCTAATTTTTCATGTACTTTATTTATCCATTTTATTTTACCATTATTTCTAAAAATACGGTGCTGATAATCAGGATAATTAACTAATTGTTCTCCATCACGTTCTGTTACTTGCCACCCCCACTTTTGAATATGTTCCTCAGTAAGTCCACTTACAGTATTACGTCGTCCAATATACATTGTGTCGGCTAAACCTCTATTTGATTGTAGTATTGGGTTTATATAATCCCAAAACCCATCTGAAGGTAACTCGTCAGCATCAATTTGAATAATCCATTCTCCAGTACAATATTCTAAAAATTTGTTTTTCCAATTAGCGAAATGCCCATCAAAATCAAACCACCTCCAAGTTTGCACATTTGGTAACTTATTAAATGAAAGTAAATATTCTAATACTTCCGGATCACCGTTTTTTTCATCATATAAAAAAACAATTTCATCAATAAATTTTTTGTTTTCTAATAAGTTAGGGAGGAGTTGTTTTACCTCCTCTAACTCATTACAAACAGTTACAGCATAACTAATTTTCATCTCTTAAAAAGGTTGAATATAAATAAAGGGCAGCAGGAAACATTAATGGAGGAAATACAGTTGAATTAACCATATCTAATTTGTGAGTTTGACCTGGAATTGCTTTATCATTCTCAGTAATTGGAATGTATTGAGCTACTCTCCATCCCCAACTTTCAACATTTTTTCCATCAGGAAATAACATTGCTTGGTTTTGTTCATTTAAAACTGAAGGATACCAAACATAATTATCAGAATCAATCATTTTTAGATCTTTAAACAATTCAGGTTGTGAATCATAAACTGATTTTTCTAAATCTGTTCCTTCAACCATCCCCTGATTAGTTTGATAGCCACAATGCTGACAAATACGAGTATCAACTCCAGCCATTTTAACCAAAACTACACTATTTGGTTCATCACAAATAGGACAATTTTCAAATTCTAGCATTATTGTACTTTTTTAAGTGTTGGTAATTTTATTTTATCTAATTTAGGTAATTCTAAGGGGATAAATTTAGGTATTGGTTTAGTTCCATCTAAAATTGTACCTAATAATGTAACCATTGCATCAAATGAAAATTTAGATTTAGTAATATTAGCTTGCTTTTTAGCTCCATCTAAATACTTTTTATAATTTTCAAACATATCTTTTAAAGCAAATCCTGCTTGAGCATCATCTGGTTTAAACCAAGATGAACCTTCATTTAACATGCCTTTGTTTTGTGCTGATGGATGAATTGGAGTTAATTCTCCACCTACTAATAAAGATAATTCAGAATTTAAGAAATCCACGTGACCTGACCATCCTGAAGCAATGATTGGTTTTTCTGATAATGTAAATTCAAGTAATGGGCGTCCGAATCCTTCACCTTTAGTAAATGATACCATTGCTTTTACTTTAGTATGATTGTATAAATCATTGACATCTTCGTCTTCTAGATCCCCATGTAATAGATAAATGTTTGGTAAACGACCTTTTACTGTTTTACGAATTTGTTCTATTTTCCGCAAAATTTCCTCTCTATCCATAATAGATGTTGTAGCCGAATTAGTTTTCATAATCAAAGCTGGAGGATTTGTTTTACCTTTAAATACTTCTAAAAATGCTTTAACTAAATAACCAACATTCTTTCTATCTTCACCAAAATCACCTGATAACCAATGTCCGACAAATAAAAATGCAAAATCTTCTTTAATTGATGAAATAGACTTAGTTAGATCTGTAGGTGTTGGTGTTTGTTTAAAATATTTTGTTAAATCAGCACCTTCAAACAATACTTCAACTGGAGATTTAAGTTCAATCATACTAACTATTTGATTAGTTTTTTGATCGCGTCCTTCAAATCTAGAGTTTTCAAATACTGATTTAGCATGTTTTGAAGATACTAATACTGAGTTCATTCGATTACACCCTTCAATCCAAGATGGATCACAAACGGTTGTTTCAATACCTGCTGTAACACCTATATTAATGTGTTTTGCAATAGGTTGAAACTCATTTGGGACAGTAATCTGAAACCAAGCATCAGGCTGATATGTAATTTGAGGAATGATACGATCTAATAAATCTTTTTCATCTTCAATATCTTCATTTAAAAACCCAAATGGAGTAGAACCCCAACGTTGAGATAATAATTTGATATCCCATTCATCCCCTTTTACTTTAATTAAAGCTTTAATAAAATCTCTTGAGCGTGCTCCATATCCTGAAAATGTATCTACAGGTGAGCTAACTATACATAACGGTTTATTCATATTGTGTAACAGGGTATTTTAAATGTTTTGGTTTATAATCTTCAATTTTAATAAAATCAAATGTAGAACGTGGTGTCCATTTTTTAAATGTTTCTTCAATTCCATTAATAATATTTTCTCCCATTTTACGAGATGACATCATTGATTCATCTGATGTTACCCATTCACGAGCTGCATCTCCTAATTTATTATATTCATTAGTATCTTCCATTTTTAAGGCGTATGCTGCTGATAATTGATTAGCTACATCTCTAAAATCACATCTATCATCAAAAATATATGGAGTAGGAACTGAACCAACTAATGAAATATTACTTGGAAATACTGGGAATACCCATTTGCCATGTTTTTTATATTTGCCTAAATGATTAGAACCAAACTCTTCAGTAAATTTAATCCATTCACCATTTTCATCTTCAAAACGCATTTGATCTTGCATACCTCCAGTTACATTTGCTAAAATCGGAGTACCCGCCATCATTGATTCGGTAATTGATAATCCCCAACCTTCATTCGAGGATATTAAACAAGTAATATCAGCTAAATTGTAATATTTATTTAATATTTCAACTGGAATTTTTTGGTTTGAAATATAGATATTGTTTTGGCTAGCACCAAATATCATTTCAATTACTGCTGGTAAATCTGTTCCATTTTCATCAACAGGGTCAGTATGTAATATTAAAGCACATCTATCGGCTTGTTGTTTTGGTAATTGATCTACAAATGTTTTAAATGATAAAACTAAATCTGATGTAGATTTTCTTCTAATATTGCGAGCATTATAGAATGCTACAAAATCTTTTTCATTTTTTCCGAATATACTTTCTTTAAATTGTTTAAAATCATCACTGCTTTTGTCTAATGGACAAATAACTTTTTCATTAATTCCGTGAGGAATATATTTGATGACTTTATTTTTAGCATCTTCACCTAAAACAACACGATTAATATTTTCGGTTTGTTTAGAAATAGCAAATAAAGAATCACATGAATCATAGAATGATTTATTATAAAGTGGATAAGGCAAGTCATCCCAAATGTTTAAATAAACAATCGGCATTTGTTGTCTTAACTCACGTTCATGCTGAAATAACCATACCCAATATCTAGGATCTGTAAATATAAAAATAGCATCTGGTTTTTCAATTTCGGTAATTTGACGAACAAAATCAATTGTTCCATAACCATCTGTTGGATAAACAAAAATAGACGCATCTTCAATACCTGCATTTTTGTTAGTATCAGCTGATAGATCTAATCGTTGACCTTTTTCGGGGTGATTTAATGCACCTCCAATGTTCACCCAGTTAAAGTGATGTGCTGTTTGGATAACAATTTCTCGAGCCATAGTTGCTATACCCGATGTAAATCTAATGTCATCACACATTAACAGGATTTTTTTCCTTTGATCTTTAGGAATGTAATTTTGCATAACTTATTTTTAAATTGATTTATAAACTACCGGACATTACTAGAACATTATACCCATGTAATTGATTTTTAAAATCATCATCATTTAGATATAAATGCATTGCTCTATTAAGTAATTTTTGTAAATTGAATTTATTTTTTATCGAAGCTACTTTAAATTCTTCGAATACGTCTCCGTGTACTTTTACACTTGTCAAGACTAATTGATTGTTTTTTCCCATATTTGAAATATATTTTATATATATAAATATATGTACATACTAGAAAAGCAAACCTTTATCGCAAAGTTCTTTATTGTCTTTAAACGGACACCACTGACAAGATTCCTTAGATACATTTTTTACTAATTCACCTTTTTTAAAACTACCATCAGCATTAAACACATTACGAATAAATTCTGTAATATGAGTTACAGCTTTATTGCGTTTACCCTTACCAGAAGCAGGTTCAACAATTTGAATACGTTTTTGAGGAAAATCAAGATTTTCGTACAATTTACGTTTAACAACAAAAAATTCAACATCAATTTGTTCTGGGTTGATATTATATTGTTTAGCAAAATATTCTTTATATAGAATAATTTGTTGCATTTTTAATTCGTCTTTCTTTTCCTTATCTTTCCACCCATTTTTAGATGTTTTAATATCGAATATTTTGACTTTATTTGCGTTTTCATTATATAATACAAAGTCGATATATCCTTTTAAATAAACATTAGGATAGTCAGGATCGATAGGTTGTACTAAAGGCATTTCTATTCCAACTAAATACCATTTTCGAGTTGAAAAGTATTCTGATTTGTTTTTCTTAAAATAATCAATAATAGCTAATCCATCATCATAATATTCACGCATTTCAGATGCTGAGGAGAAATGAATACCATTATTTTCTTTAAGTGTTTTTTTATATTCTTCCATAAATGTAGTTTGGAAGAAATCTTCAATATCAACACGATCAGCTGCTGCTCCGGATTCATCAAACATCATTTGAATATAATGTTGCATTGCAACGTGAACTGATGTTCCGAAAACTGCAGCCATTGAAGGTTGATAACTACGATACCCTTCTCTATATTCTAAACCCCAACGAAATGGACATTTAGCATAGATAGAGAACTGAGAATATGAGATTGTTTTATCACTTTGATAATTTATTTCTCTTACCGCTTTGTTTTTTATTTCCTTTAGTAGGGCGGGTATCTGTGTTTTGGCCATAACTGTTTAATATGTCTTGAAATTGATCGTTGCTTAATAAAGCAAGATAATCGTTTGCTTCTCTTTGAGATACTTGCAATAATAAAGATAATTTAGAAACTTTATCCTTATCTATCTTTTCGGAAGCAGCTTTAGTATATTTAAAATACTTTTTAGATTTAGGTAATAATGATAAATAAATATTATATACTTGTTCTGCGTTTAAGTTAGGTATAGCTTGTACTTCATTAGCAAATACACAGTATTCAGAACTCATAGATAGGTACCTATGTAGCATATAAACGTTGATGCTTTTAATTTCAGCATCAGTTAATTTGCTATAAGGTACCTTATCGTATGATAAATAATTTAATATTTTAAAGAATTCATTCATTACTGAATTGTTGGTCTTGGAATTCTAGGTGAAACATCTTCAATTGATGGTGCACCCGCTGATGGTTGGGTTTTAGGCATAAACCTATCATTTACATGACCACACTTATCACAAGCAAATACTGGGATTGGCATCATACCATCTTGAGCTGTTCCGGTGATAAAGCGTGAAATACTGCGTAATACTACTGCTTCATGGAATGTAGCGTTACCACACTCGTCGCATGTTATCTCGGTAGTATCTTCGAGATTGATGTTCATTTTTACTGGATCCATTATTTAATTATGTTTATGATTGAGGCGATACACGCCATAAAATTGATTTCTTTATCTACTACTGTTGCATGTTTAAATTGGTATTCAGCTAATGTCATTGTAATTAATCCATTATCTTTACCTAATTCATCATATAACGCTCTATACATTGGTTCAAAGTCAGATATGTTATTATCTACTAAGTATTGTCTAACTGTTTTAAATGCATCTTTACCTTGAATTAATTTAACTACATCTGTTATATCGAATTTAGTATTAATTTTAGTTAATTCTAATTCACCATTAATAGTATTTTGTTGAGTTACATTAATAATTTTACGAATGTCAGGATGGTATTCATTAATAATTCTAGCTACATCTTTTAAATGATATGTAATGTTTTCTGCAGTTAAAATATCAGCGATGTGACTAGCAATTAATGGTTTGGATAGCGTTTCAATTTTAAATGCTTGGCATCTAGACTGTAATGGCTCAATAATACGCTCAACGTAATTACATGTTAGAATAAAACGTGTTTTAGCCGAGAATGTTTCGATTATGTTACGTAATGATGCTTGTGCATTGATAGTTAAGTAATCAGACTCATCTAATATTACTACCTTTAATGGTTGAAATGTAGATGTAGAAGCAAATGATTTTACTTTATCACGAATTGTATCAATTCCATTTTCATCTGATGCATTAATATACATCATATCGCAATTAATATTTTGAGTGATTAATTTAGCTAATGTAGTTTTACCTGTACCTGCTTTACCGTATAATAATAAGTGTGGAATGTCGTTTTTGGTAATCCAACTACCGATTGTAGTTTTTAATTCGGTATTGCCGATGTATTGATCTAATGTTTGCGAGCGGTACTTTTCAGTCCAAAGAGTATGTTGCATAATTAATTACCTGGGATATTATATTTTTCTTGAATGTAATTAAGAGCTTTTAATTTGTCAATCGTATCTTCGAGTATAGCGATTTTTTCATTTAATAAAGCGATTTCCTCTTGGGCGCGTTCTAATTGTAATTTTACTGATTTTACTGTCATAACATTTATTTTAAGTGGACCAGGTAGGAATCGAACCTACTACCTTTTGATTATGAGTCAACTGCTCTAACCGAGTGAGCTACAAGTCCAAAATTAAAGAGCTTTACTTTTTATCGTCGGTACTCTTTGTGAAGGAGTTTCTCATGGGCGCTCCTAACCACCATTCAGGATATATGCATCATCTAATGGTTCTCATCAGTTCTCTGTGCATAGCATAGATGAGAGTCTGCTGTAGTGGGTGGATTCGAACCACCATAGGGCAATTAGGTAAAGGACAATAGCGCTTGCAAGCTGGTGGTCTACCCCGATATCCTTACTTTATTTCGTTATCCCCGCCCTCGAGACAGGAGGTGCACGTCTGCCAGTTCCGCCACACTACAGTTTATTTACTTTAAATCTAACTCTAACTGGTTACTCCCAGTTGTTGGTTGTTGTGGTAATGTAGATGTATAATGCCAACTACCACTTTGTGAATTTACATAAGCAGTTGATGTTGATGGATTATAGGTAATAGAACCATATTTAGGTGTAACTATAATAGTCCCACTACTACCTGATGATGTTGTCAATACTACACCACCATCAATAGGCGATCCATAATCAGGACAGTCTTTAATTTTACTCAACTCGGAGGCAATGATTCCCCATTGCCCCCGTGTTGGTCCCTCTTCATTAACTGCTTTAGCAAATCCTTTAAGCCAATAAATGAATTGTTCTTTATTCATACATTCCATTTCCAAAACCCGCCATAGGGTCATTATTTTTTTCTTTTTCAGGCTCTTCGTAAACAATAGCCTCTGTAATAAGTATTGTACCTGCTACTGATACTGCATTTTCTAATGCTAATCGAGTTACTTTAGTAGGATCAATAATACCTTTTTCAACAAAATTAACTATTTCTTTTAATTTTAAATCATAACCGTCTGTTGATTCAGATTTGCTAACATTATTAACTAAATCCCAAGTATCAATTTCTTCATAACCAGCATTAATTAAAATCTTAGTAAATGGAGCTAAACATGCTTTACGAACAATCTGACGACCTAGTTCTAAATCTGTTGTTTCGTATTCAGTATCTAATTTTTTACGAGCATGTAATAAAGCAGCACCACCACCAGCAACAATACCTTCTTGCAAGGCAGCTTTAGTTGCATGTAAAGCATCATCAACACGGTCTTTCTTTTCTTTAACTTCTACATCAGTTGCAGCTCCAATATTGATAATAGCTACACCACCAGTTAATTTACCTAAACGCTCTTGTAACTTTTCAATTTCAAAATATGAATTAGCTTTATCGATTTGAGTTTTTAATTCTTCAATACGAGCTTCAATTTGTTCTTTCTCGCCTTTACCATCTACAATTGTAGTTGATTCTTTAGCTACAGTAACTAAACGAGCTTTACCTAACCATTCAGATTTAAATTTATCTAAACGCATTCCTTTTTCAGGCGATACTACTGTACCTCCAGTTATTACAGCAATATCTTCTAAGATATGTAAACGACGATCACCAAAGTCAGGAGCTTTAACTGCTGCAACTTTAATAATACCTCTCATTTTGTTTACAACCAATGTTGATAATGCTTCTCCATCGATTTCTTCAGCAATAACTAATAATGGGCTTTGCGCTTGAGAACATCCTTCAAGTAATGGTAATAGATCTTTAATTGTAGTTAAAACTCCATTATAAATTAAAATTTGAGGATCATTTAATGTAGCAGTCATTGTATCGTTATTAGTAACAAAATACAATGATTTATATCCTTTATCAAACTGAATACCTTCTACAATATCTAAATTGGTTTCTCCAATTTTACTTTCTTCAACAGTTACTACACCATCAGCACCTACTGCTTTCATTGCTTCGGAAATCAAAGCACCAATTTCTTCATCACCGTTTGCTGAAATTACAGCTACTTGATGAATCTGATCATCTGAGGTAATATCTTGAGAAATTTCTTTTAAATTAGAAATTAATTCTTTAGATGCTTTTTCAATACCACGTTTAACTTCTACTGCGTTCGATCCTGCTTTAATAGCATCAAAACCATACTCAACCATTGTTGAAGCAAGTAATGTAGTAGTTGTAGTACCATCACCAGCTAAATCAGCTGTTTTAATTGCTGCTTGTTTTAAGATTTGAGCTCCAACATTTTCGATTGGATCTTTTAATGAGATAGATTTTGCAACCGTAACACCGTCTTTTGTTGATGTTGGATTACCACCTTGATTTTCAATAATTACGTTACGACCATTGGGTCCTAATGTAGCTGTAACCGCATCTGATAATTTGATTACACCTTTTAATAAGCTGGATTTTGCTTCTTGATTAAATACAATTTGTTTATTCATTTTCTTCTGTTTCGATTAATGCTAAAATATTAGTTTCTGATGTTACGAGATATTCTTCTCCGTCATAATCTACCCTAACTGGGCCTATTTTAGGTAAAATTATTTTATCTCCAATTTTAAATGTAGTACTAATAAACTGCCCCATATGATTAACCTTTCCAGGACCAATATCAACAATGGTTCCAATATGTGGCATTTCTTTTCCCATATCTGGGATTACAATTGAACCGTACATTTTATCTCCGGTATCATCTTTTTTTACTACGATGTTGTCAAATACTGCTTTGATCATAATTCTAATAAGTCTTTTATTTTTGATTTAATTAATTTAAATTCGCTAACGTATTCACTTAGTGAAGTGGTATTACGTTTACTTGCCATTTGGTATTGGATAATTTTGTTTACTGCATTAGCTAAATCTGTAAAGCTTCCACAAAAATTATTTCCACTTTTTGATGAATCTATTACTACATAACTGTATTCATCTACATTAATTTCATAGGGAAACAATAAAGGATCCGCAATGATGGATTGGGATTTTGTCTGGCCTTTAACCCGACCAAATGATCTTTTTTCTTCTGACATAACTTCTATTTTCGTTTATACGTAAATTTAATTAAGAAAAGGACGGGAACCACGTCCTTTTAATTTATTTAAGTAATTTTTTATTGGATTTAGATACGATTTCTACCCGCTTAGATATTTTAGGTTCAGGTGTCTTTTTAGCAATTTCAACATTTAAGATACCTTCATTAAATTCAGCTGTAACATTTTCCATATCGAATTTATTTCCAAAAGTGAATGAACGTTTAAATGATGAATGTTTTAGTTCCTTAATTAAGTAAGTACCATTTTCATCATTTTTAACATGTGAATCACCTGAAATAGTCATAACATATTCATCAATATCGATTTTGATATCATCTTTAGTTAATCCAGCAATTTCTGCTACGATTCTAACTTTATCATCGAACTCGATAACATTAACTTTAGGATATGATCCTTGAGTAAATGATAGTCCGGTTTCTTTTTGTAATTCTGGGAATTGTTTTTTTAATAAGTCGTCAAAGACTTTGTCGAATGTAGAAACAGAGTTGTTTCTCTCGTTTAAGAGTGTTAAATACATGGTTTTTAAATTTTAAAGTTATTAAATAATCAACTTTTAACGTCATACTCCATTTGGACCTATGACGGGTTCCATAATATAAATATATCTAAGTTAAAGAAGCCATAATAAAGTATTGAGAAGTTATATCATCTTCAGTAAAATATAATGACATTAATCCTTCTCCATCTACCTTCATTTCAGCACTATCAAAGTTTTTATTAACTGATAATATTTCTTTTAATACATCTGATGGAAATAATAATGATGCAAATGGAAATCCTTCAGTTTTAGCTGGAATATTAAATTCTAGTTTATTAGCATATCCTGATGAGCCACCTAATATGATTCGAGCAGTATCTGGTTGTGGTTCTAATGTAAATGTTTTGATGTCTGGTCCTAATGCTTTCTTGCAATCAATAAATCGAGTAACGAAATCGGGTTCTATAGCATATGTTAACTGATAAGTTACATCGACTACATTTGGTGTTTTAGGGATTAATGATATATCTGATGCTGAAAACATCATTTTATATTGGTTATCCTCAATCAGTAATTTTTCTACAATACCGAATTTTTCCTGGTATTGAATATCCACATTTGTATCTAAAATGTTTAATAATTTTAATAATGGGGCAGTTTCGAATATACCAAATTCAGCATTAGGTAATTCAATTGGTAATGTAATTTTACCCACTACATCACGATTAGTAGTAGAGAATGGAATTACTAATACATTATTTTTAATGTTGAACTTAACTGCTTCAGTTAGTCCATTTAGATAATATTTTTCAATACTATCCACTAATTTACGTTTATCGATCATAACCTTAATTTAATAAAGAAATTTAATTTAGCTTTAAAAGCATGCCAATTCCCATATAAGCATTTGGACGCATAGAACCTTCATGTACGTTTCCACCTACTTGTAATTGAAGTAAATTATCATTTAAGTTTTTACGAACAATTGATAATCCAAATGACTGGAAGGGTTGTATAAAGTTTGTAGTCATATGTGGGCCCATATACCATTGTACTGTTTTTGGACGATATACTTCTACAATTCGTTCCTTAACTTTTGGTTTTACATCAGCAATCCATCTCCTACTTACTAAACGATTATGAGAGATTGTATCTGTAATTATAACACTACCAATACCATCTTCTAATGTTAGTACTTCCTTATGTGCGTTTTTTGGATAATATTGTTGCAAAATAGCAACTGTATCTAATGCTGTAGGAGCAGTTGGAACATTTACTAACTTATATTCAATTTGCTTTACAATCTGAGGTTTTGACTTTTTAATTTTTATTTGTGGAACATATTTAATTTGAGTAACTTCAATTTTTTGAGGTACAGGTAAAGGAATTACTTTAGATACAGTAGCAACGCCATTTTTATATGTTTTAACAATAATAAATTTCTGTTTTTGACCGAATGCTGACACTCCCATCAACATTAGTAATAATATGTATAACTTTTTCATCATATATAAATATATATTTTTTAATCAAAAGTGAAGAATTTGTTAAAATTAGCATTAAAGATAGGCATCCCCCACCCAATATCAGAATATAGTCCTTCAATTTTATTTTTCATTACTGAATCAAATAGTAGTCCTCTATTAATGTACTTTTCAATAAATTCAATAATTTGTGGAGGATCATTATAGCCATTAAATCCGATACAATCAATTTTAAATGGATTATCTTTTAAATATGCAATTAGCATTTTATCACCAATTTGGAATTTAGAGTATTGTTTATCTAATCCTTTAAATTGTAGTAAGTCATTGTAGCGGATAGCGGCTTTAGTATTGATTGGACATTTTAATCGTAGTTTACTAAATATTTCACCGTTTCTAGGACGTGAATCAATATATGATCCTAATTGCTTTAATCCAGTTGGTTTTAGTAATTGACGCCAATCAATTGTATTTACTTTAGTTTTAAATTCAAGTATTTGTTTATCGATATCTTGTTTTTGTTTACCAAACATGATTTGGTTTAGAATCGACTCGCCAAATTCACGGAATAATGGTGGAAAGTTAGACTTCATCAAATCCAATCCTTTCATGTCTAGCTCTTCAACTGTAACACCTTCCTTATTTACAATATACATTGCGTAACGACGTTTACCTGAGAAATAGCCCCGTTCGATTACTACCTCTTGTTTTAATTCAAAATAGTGAGGTCGATCATGTAGATTAAATAAATCAACAATTAGTGTATCTAAATGTTTATTTGCTAATGATTGTATTTCGGTTGCAAGCTCTAACGTAGCAGCAATACAAGCAGCTTTATCAGTTAAATCAACACCTTCAGCTCGTAATAAATCCTTAACATGAATAAATAATGAATCGGTATCTGAAGTTATAATATAATCTTTATTATTTGTACCTAATCGCTCATTCATTATTTTATTACAGAATATAATCGATTCTTGAGTTAATCGTTGTCCTGTTAATGTAATGGCTTTAGATATCATCTTATGTCCATCAGTATAGCGCCACGAGTTCAGAGCAAATACACCATACACGTCATTTAACTTAATTTTATATGCATGTTGGCGTCGGTTATAGAACTCGCCCATAGCAGTATCACCTGCTTTGTATGCTTTTTTCATTAGGTTCTTATACTCAACACGTTTATTAAACCAGTCAGTTAAGATTTCACACACGACTGATTGTTTATTTTTATCGAATATAACACCGGGAGCCGATATAATTAAGTTATTATTTTTAACAAAATTATACATTATACCTGCTGTTGTTTGTGTTTCTTTTATTGTTTTATCTGGTAGTAATTTTTCAACAATAACTGGGGTGTTAGGATCCATACCCTTTAATTCATCTAAGGACCACTGATTATCAGTTTTATGTTTATTTTGGATACGACCTACTAATGTTTCAATACCAATATTTAAAGAACGAATAATTGATGGATATAGCGATGTAAAGTCTAAGTCAATTACCCACTCGTATAATCCTGGTTCAGGTTCTTTTAAATAACCACCTGCATATTCAGATAATTCAATAATTCTATCATATTCTTTTTTAGCCTCTTCTTTTTTATCACTATTCTGATAGTTAAATTCAGCTTTTTTACGTGATAAACCAGCTAGTTGTTTATTTGATGTTGTAGGTTTATTAGGTGATGCAATATTTTTACGTTTTAAATAAGTTAAAATAGCACCATCATTTAAAGTGGTTGAAAAATATATAGTTTTATAAGTTGTATGGCATAAATGACATACTGTAACTGTTAGATCAATAAATTTTAATTTTTCCTCTAATTTAACTAAAATTTCAACGTCACGAATATTATATTCGATAAATTTCTGTACGTCTTCCTTAAATAATTTATCTAATGAACCATAATACTCAATTTTACCTAACTTAACATACTTAGTTCCAATATTACCTAATGCGTATGATGGTTCTTGTTTAGTTACATATTTTTTAAATAGTAACATATAATCTAAATGATTAATTCCTCCTATTTGGATTGGACATTCATCACTTTCATCATCTATGTATATTTTTCCAATTGGAGATAAACGGGAAGCTGTTACTCCACCATCATCAAATACGTTAACGATCCTGTTGTATGTATAAGGTACATCAAAGAATTCGCTGTTCCACCCCGAGATTATTGTTGGATCTATTTCATTCCATTTATCTAGGAACGCGAGCAGCAAGATTTTTTCTGAAACACAAGAGATAATAAATGTATTATCTTTTTGAGAACTTTCAAGTAATTGATTTTCATCTAATATATAGCAATAATATTGTTTTGTGTTTACATCATATAAAGCAATTGATGTTATTTTAGTAGGAGCATTAGCTACTGTTTGAGGTGTTAATGCACCTGCAATCTCGCACTCAATATCAAAAAATACTGTATTGTGGTATGATGGTGTATCGTCTGATTCTGAGTATAAATCAACTAATACTCGAGTATCTTTATCAACATCTTTTTCTAAACAATCATCTGAATATGTTTTAGTTGGTGATACTTTATCACCAAACAATGTTAAATATTGACCTTGTGGATCTGGTTTGTAAAATGTTGGTTGGTATTTAAATTCTTTTTTCCAACCAAATATATCATCACGTAGATAATATAGTTTAGTTTTTCTATCGTAATAAATTGCTTGATACATATAACTTTTTTATTGTAAATATAATTAAGAAACTTTATACAGTTACAATAATAATTTAACTTGATGTAATGCAGATGCAATTACCTGGTGCATATCATAATATTTGTAATCAGCTAATCGTCCTCCAAATATATGTTTTTCCTCTTGTAGCATTAATTTTTTATATAGATCATATTTTTTATTATTTTTTTCATCATTTATAGGATAATAAGGCTCACCTGTAGTTGATGGATATTCACGAGTAATAATAGTATGATCTTGTTTTCCAAATTCAAAGTGTTTATGCTCAACAATTCGAGTATATGGAATTTCTTCTTCATTATAATTTATAAGAGCATTCCCCTGATAATCAGGAATGTCAAGATATTCGCTTTCAAATCGTAATGAACGATAATCTAAATTTCCATAAGCATATCCATAAAACTTATCTATAGGTCCTGTGTATATTACTTTATGTGCTAAATTATCTAAATTTTCTTTATCTTCTAAATAATCTATATTTAGTTTTACTTCAATACCTTTTAATAATTTTTCAAATATTTGAGTGTAACCACCAATAGGAATACCTTGATACTTATCATTAAAATAGTTATCATCATAAGTTAATCTAATAGGTAATCGTTTAATGATTGAAGATGGTAGTTCTTTAGGACTTCTTCCCCATTGTTTAGTAGTATATCCTTTAATAAAACGTTCGTATATTTTTTCTCCTACTTGAGATAAAATCCATTCTTCTAAATTTTTAGGTTTATCATTTGGTATCCTTTCTAAATCTAATATTAACTCAGCTTGTTGAGGGGTAGTTACTCCATACACTTGATGCAAAGTCATTAAATTAATAGGAAACGAGTATATATTACTTTTATATTTAACTTTAGGCCGTAAAGTAAAATGATTAAATTCAGCAAATTGGTTTATATAATCCCATACTTGTTTATTACTAGTATGAAATATATGAGGACCATAAACATGAATGTTAATTCCACCTACATCAGCAGTATAACAATTTCCACCTATGTGGTCTCGTTTATCAATCACTAATACTTTTTTACCTGCATTAGTTAATTCTCTAGCACATATAGAACCGAATAATCCAGCTCCAATAATTAAATAATCGTACATAATCTATTTAAAATAAATTAAGAAAACATTTGAGATTGAATCCATTTATACGTTTTTTCCAAACCAATATAAAGCGGTTGTGTAGGTTCCCAGCCTAATTTTTCTTTAATTAGTGTATTATCTGATGTTCTACCTCTAACACCTTGTGGGCCAGGAATATTTTTAATTCCTGCTCGTTTACCTGCTAGTTTAATTACCATTCTAGTTAAACTATTCATTGAAATTATATAATCGGAACCAATATTAATAGGTTCAATATAATTTGATTTCATTAAGCGGCGAACACCTTCAATTGCTTCATCAATATATAAAAATGAACGTGTTTGTAGACCATCACCCCACACTTCAATTTCTTCATCCATTAATGAATCAGCTACTTTGCGGCATATTGCTGCTGGTGCTTTTTCTTTTCCCCCATAAAATGTACCTTCAGGTCCAAATACATTATGAAAACGAGCAACACGAATATCTAATCCATAATTACGATTGTATGTTGCATATAATCGCTCTGAAAATAATTTTTCCCACCCATATTCTGAATCGGGATAAGCAGGATATACTGAATTTTCTGTGCAAATTGGGTTTTCAGGATCTAATTGATTGTGCTCATTATAAACACAAGCAGATGAAGCATAAAATATTTTTTTAATTGATTTTTTATGAGCTTCACGTACTACATTTAAATTAATTAACATAGAATTATGCACTACCTCCGCATCATTATCACCAGTATTAATATAACCAGCACCTCCCATATCTGCAGCTAGCTGATACACTTCATCAAATGAGTTCTCGTTATCCTGTTCTGATAATTGATGTGGGGCGTATAATACTTTAGATACTAATGATGGATTTCTTAAATCTCCAATAATAAATTCATCAGCTTCTGATGAGGAAAATTCAGGTAATTTCAAATCAACTCCCCTTACCCAATATCCTTCAGATTTTAATCTTTTAACTAAATGGCTCCCTATAAAACCTCCTGCTCCTAATACTAGTGCTTTTTTATTCATAATTTGATATTATTTTATTATATGCGTTTTTATAAGATTCGTATAAATTAGGATCTCCGTTTCCTGTGTTGTGAATTACAAATGGTTTTGAGTTAGTTGAAGGATTAGATATATTTTCTTCGATATCAATATTTTTTAAAACATCCCAATCTTTACTAGTTACCCAAAATACATCACAATTAGTATCTAATTGTACTTTTTTATTATCTTCAAAATTATTATAAACCCATACCCCAAGTAATCCTTGATCTATATCAGTTGGGTAAAGTTTATAAATTTCAAACAATTCATCAACCATTATTTTTAAATCACCAGCATATCCCATAAAAGTTCCAGCATTAACATATTTGTAGTCTGAATTTATAGTATCAAATTTATGTTGAAATTTTCCCCACTGGTATGTAAATAATTTCTCTGATGATATTAATATTTTTGTATTTTTTTGATGAAATTGAGATAAAGTATATTCTACAGTATTGTTAAATAAAGTATCGTATCCATCCATTACTAATATAACTTCTTCAGGGTTAATATCTTTAAGATAATCTTGTAGTATATATAATCTGTTGGTAAAATTTGTAAAAGTATGTCCTATTCCAATTAATTCAACATCTACACCAAAATATTTAGCTGTATTTAATAAATATTCTGCTTTAGTTTCAGCAGTTTTTAAATCTGATTCTATTCCCCAAACTAATATTTTCATTTTAATTTTTAAAAAGTTTATGGATCATTTTAAATCCTTCTACATATTCTGCATTAAATCTATATGAAGAACGTTCATTTTGTTTTTGAATTCCATTTTTTATTGATTCTGGAGTTTTGTAATAAAATGGATGTATAAGAAAAGGTTGATTTTCCATATCTAAATCTAATCCTAATTCTTTAAATAATTTACCTATACAAATATCTTCAAAAACTTCAGTAGAACCTTTACTTATATTATCACAGGTGAGTTCAAGATATCTATCCCCATGTGATACTACTTGCTCAACTAAATCTCTTGAAATATAATTATATGCACTAATAACAAACCATATATCTTTCATCCCCGCAATAGCTCCAGTATATAATTTTTTACAAGGAAGCATTTTACTTTCTTCTATTATTTTATTAACATCTAAATAAGAAGTACAGTTAGTTCTAAACAATACATCAAAATCAAAATGTTCTAATAAATACTTAAAAGCATAATATGTTTTTATACCTCTAGGATCTATATCATCTGTATAATCTAATAGATCAGCACAATTTATATAAAGTTGATTTTCATCTTGAATATATTTATAAGGTTCATTATTAAAATCTATATTTAAGTCTAAATCACTTTTAATAGTTTGATATGCTCGACTCCCACAATATTTTATAGTTGGAATTTTTAAATCTATAAATTTACTTAAACAATAATCATTATGTAAGTTTGAAATTTCTTCATATCTTTTATCTAATGTGTATTGACTTAATACTATTAATTTCATTATTTTATTTTTTAGTTATTTCTAAAATAATATCATCTCCTCTTCCTTTAATTTCTCTGAAGTCAAAAAAGCGAAAATCATGTAAATTACTATCTAACAATGAAACTAATTGTTCTCCAACTAGGGGAGATGGATCCTGACTAAGATAAAATATATCTTCTATTATTAATTTCCCTCCAAATTTTAATTTAGGTAACCATTTTTTAATACATAATTCATGAGATTCAAAAGTATGAGGCCCATCATCTATAATATAATCAAAATAATTATTTTCAAATTTATTTGTAACATCATTACAATAAGCATCTCCCCAAATCATTTCAGCTCCTGGAATATGTTTAAATTTTGATCTTCTTAGATTACCAAATATACCACTATCGTCATCTATTCCGATTATGTTAGCATTTACAAACCAACTCTTCCATAACTTTAAAGAACTTCCTTCCCAAATTCCAATCTCTAAAAAATTTAAATCTTTAGATCTTTTATCTGAGAATTCTAAATCATAGTAATGTTCTATATATGAATGATTAGTTCCCTTATCACAATCCCAAATATTATTAGATTGTCCGTCTGTGTAAAAATCTTTAAATTTCATTTTTCTTTAATTTTATTAATTCCCATTCATTTAAATCTGTAATTGTTATAGGATTTGGAATAACACCTTTAAATACATCAGGATGAGCTGCGGTATCTTTAAATGATACCCCAGAATATATTTCCCAATCTAATAAACTACGTTCTTTTCCACAACCATATACTCCTAATTCATTACCTGCTACTATTTTATTATATTTTTGAGAACTAATATGGGATTTTTGATCAATAACTTTTTGATCAAATGTATTCCAATGACGTTTTCTATGTGAAAAATTATATTTTAAATGCCAAATTACAAATTTATTCGGATTAAATATATCATATCCGTTAGTATAGCTTCTTAAAGTTAATGTAGGTTCTTCACCAGCAAAGTATAAATCAGAATCATAGGGTACATCTTTAACCCATTTTCCAACAGTAAATAACAAAGCAGCACTTATATGCCTAGCAGGAATTGGTTTTGAAATATCCTCAGCTGGTAAAAATCCATACATAAAATGAATACCACCAGCACTATCTAATTTTTGTTTTTGAATAACACTATCACGGTAAATACCATCTATAAAATCTACAGGTTCCCATTCTAAATGAGGTAAAGCACCTTCTGCTGATAAATCATAATAATATGGGGGACCAACTGATATTACTGCTTTGTCTGTTGGTAACTCATTGTACATATTAATTAATATTTCATCCCAATCTTGGGCAAATAATGTGTGAGAATCTATCTGAAAGTAGTATTCTTCATCATTAAAGAATTTTTGTTGAATAATACTTCTAGCCCAACACACACTTCCTTCTACATCTTCCCAACATACTTTGTAAGATTGTACTTGAGGTATATCATCTAATGCAGTTATATCTTCTTCATCATCATATTGCCAACAAATTCCAATTCTAACATTTTCAGGATGTTTAGCTTTAGATAAACAACTATTAACAGTTTTTATCAGTTCTTTATCTCTATATGAGGCTATACTTACAAAAATCATAGACTGTAGTTATAATATTGAGGGCGCAAATTAGCACGTTTTAAATGTTCATTTTTAAAATCATAGAATTCTTTTCTAGGTCTTCCATGAAATCCAAAAGGTTCTATACCTTCTAAATCTATTTCATGTAGTTCATGAGAAAAATGTTTTGCTACTTCTAAAGGAGCAAACTTACACCCATTACTTTCTAATAAGCTTCTATTATGGATACAATAAAAAGCATCTTCATGCCACGTATCAAAATCCATAGTTCGATTTCTAAAATCTAATTGTATAGGTAAATTAATAAGTTTTTTAGATCTTAAACAAAACCCACCATTTCCTACTCTAGTATTTCCTGTAAATCCCCACTGTGGCTCATCAGGCCAAGGAGCACCTATATAATCATATTCTAAGAATATATCAGTCCATTTGTGAGGATTAATAATAAAACCATCAGCTTGTACTAATAAAACAAAATCGGTATTAATATACTGAGGAAATTTATTTACCATGAAAAAACTATATTCATTTTGGCTTTTTATTTCTTCACATTCTATCCATTCGATTCCAGGCTCGTTTATTTCTTTATGTGTAATGAATTTAGTTTCAGCAAATTTAAAATATTGAGATGAATAATTTAAAGCTCTTACGTGGTCATCTATATGAACACTACTTACTGTGCATAAAGTAACATTATCAAGTTTTATCATTTATATACGTCTAAATTTCCAATTAAAATATTCTTCTAACTGCTCAAGATTTCGTTCAAATTCTGAATTAAATAACATATTATTTACAGATTCTATAGAATTATCATTTATCAAATATGAATTATTATGTTCTCGGTATGGTTTTTCATCTTCAGCTAAACGGAACTCATAATTATGCCATACTGTAGCTTCAGAAGGAACAAATAAATTCCACCCTTTTAAATAACTTAAAAAAGTTAAAAAATCTTCTTCTCCATTAAATATAATTTCATCAGGCATTGTTACTTCATCTACCCATTGTTTTTGAGTAAATAAAAACCCAGCACCTGCCCATCTTGTTTCTTTTACTTCATAGTCTTGAAGGGAAGGTAAATTTTCAGCTCTTACTCTATTATCTTTAAGATTATAATCATCTAAAAATTGTCTGATGCGAAGTGGAGTATTATATGGTAAATCTAAATACTTTTTTTCTGGATCGGGCATATCAAAGTGATTAGGATATGTAGTAATTACAACTTTTGGTTGTTCAATACTATTATATTGATTAATTAAAATAGCATCCCAATTCTTTTTTACCCTTGAATGAGAATCAATTTGAAGGAAATATTCTTCACCTTGATATAATTCTTCTCGAATTTTATTCCTTGCCCATACTACCCCCTTAGCATTTTCTTTTAATGTAAATTTAATTTTTAAATTTGGATAATTTAATTTTAATAATTCATCATATACTTCTTGAGTATCTTGTAGATGTAACCCAACAACTATTCGGGTTTCATCACATGCTTCAGAATATATACTTTTTAAAGTATCTGTAATTCTGCTATCACAATAGCTAGCAACAGATACAAATACTCTACCTTTATACCAATTCCAAGAATCTTTATATTCACGAGCCCAATTAGCAATATAACTGTTGTCCATTGTAAATACTTCTTGTAATCCTGGGTTGTATTTTTCGGTGTTTATATAATAATTTTTATCTTCAATATCACCCATATATCCTCTTAAACGATAAATGTATGATGATAAAGTAGATAGTTTATTACCTATAAATTTAATTGACCGAGTACAGATTAATTGTTCAATTATTGGAATATAATTTACATCAAATTTATCATATATTTTAATTTTAGAACGAATATCATCATAAAAGAATAAACTATAATGTTTAGATAAAGGATCAAAAAACGATGGGTCATTTTGGTCAGTTGCAATGTATAGTTTAGAACCAAAAGGAATAATATCTTTAATATTATCTAAAATTTGTTCACACGTAATGAATAAGTCTTTATATTGAAAATCATTTCGTCTGATATGAATTGAATAATATGATTTATCTTCTAAATAGTTAATAAACTGCCATGCTATATCAAATATTTCTGGTTTGTATTTTACATATTTAGCAATTAGTTTTTTAATTTCATCATCTAAGCAAGTATAAATTGCTTGATAACTACTACCTAATAAATTACTATCTAAAAATATACATTCTTCATTAGTAAAATAATCTTCATCATTAATATAATTTCTACCTTTTAAAAACTTTGAGGGTGGAGGTATACGTTCAAAATTTATTACATTAGCTACAGCATCATAGTTTAATACTTTACTAATAGTTTTAATTTCATCCCAATTATTAGGTATGTTTTTTAAAGAACAAAATTCATCAAATGAAATTGATTTAATTCCTAGATTAGATGTATCAAAGAAGGTATCCATACTAGATTCACCTTTAAGTAAATACATACTATATTTAGGAGTTAATACTAAAGTTCTATTTGTTAGATATGCTAAACATACTGCTAACTCCATAGACATTCTAATATTATTAAAACCACCAGGCCAAGGTTTAAATATTAAATACCCTTTAGAACCATCATAAAATTTAAATATAGAATCAAAATTATATTTTAAATAATATAAATAGTCTGTACGTTGTTGATCTACATCTGTAAGTAGTAGATTATCTAGTTTATTTTTAGTTGTATTTAATAATATTTTTTGGTCTGGGGTGAATGTATAATCTTGTTTAAAGAATATTCTATCATTATTTTCATTTAATATTTCATTAGGATAATGAATTAAATTACCAATAGTATCTCTATCATTAAATCTATTCCACTCAGTGCAAGTACCCCAATCTTCAATTAATTTGATATTAATGTTATTTTCCTTCAAAGCATAATCCAGCCCCCACATTTCAGATTCCCATTTTCCAGTTTGCTTTCTTATTTGTTCGCAGAATTTAGTATAATCTTTGCTTATTTTCTTTAATGTAGAAAATTTTAAAGCAAAAGGATACATTATACCTTCAGAACTACTATATTTTTTCCAATCAGGTAAATCTTGAAAATGAATAAATTTTTGACCTATTACTTGATTATCTGCAATATCAACATCTATTGGTGTCTTAAACACCATGTCTGGGTCTAAAAATAATAATTTATCTTTATCTTTGAAGTAATTATTATCACATAACCATTCAACTGCTTTATACTTGTTAGGAATACCTCCCCACCAATCATCGTTTTCAGTTTTCCATTTCCAAGCCCAATCAGGTTGATTAATAATAGTTACATCTGATGGAAAATCAAAATCTGGATTTTCTCCAGCATGTAATTCATCAGATGATACTAATAATACTAATTTACCTTTTTGTTTTGATTTTTTGATTGACCAATATAACAATTTTAACTGCCAAGCTTGATAGTCGCATTTGCTAGTACTTACAACTATATAATCCATTTATTGCCCTGTATAAGTATAATCTGATAATTTATAATGTATAAACATATTTCTATAGAACTCACCATCAAATGGTTCTATTCTACCATGTTTACAAATTGCTGATTCATATAAAATCAAATCCCCAGGTTCAGCATATATTTTATGCCATTCACCATCATGATCTTGAAAATCTAATGCCCAATCTTTATCTACTTGTTTATCAACTACAATAATAGAAGAAACATGATGTGTTTGGGGTCTATCTGTATGATTTTCTAGTATAGCTCCTCTCATATAAGATCTAATACCATAAATACAAAAAGGTTCTATTGAACGTCCTTGGGCGAATTCTTGATGAAGTGGTTTTAATTCTTCTAAAATAATTTCTTTAATTCTAAAACAATGATCCATGTTAAAAATTTCAACAGGTGCTTTTCCATCATTATCATGAATAAAATCAGTAATTCCATTCCAACTTTCTACTGTTTTAACTGATTGTAATAAATTGTATGCTTCTTTTACTAATCTCCATGTATTTTCTGGGACTTTTACTACTTTAAACCCTAAAGGACTTAATTTTGGTAATTCACTTGGAGAATTAAAATTACGTTTTTTATTTTTATTATGATATTCTGTTGCTAATCTTTCGTCTTCGATGGAATTATACATATTTTCTCTAAACCATTTAGTAATAATCATTTTCTTTCCTTTCACGACAGCTAAACCCGAATGATGACCGGCTGGGTTTTCACTTCCGGTTCCATTTGAATTTTTCCAAACAACAGCGGTTCCTTTTTGAGGTGCTATTCTTTGATTTATACGTGGAAAGTCAGTTTCACCTCCTTCTTCTACATCATTTAAATAAATCATAAAAGTCCATGTTCGTTGCCCACTAGCTAAACAATGATTAGTATAACCATCCCCATCAAAATAATCATTATGGTAATTAAAATATTGACCTTCCTGATAAATTTGACCTTGAGTAGGTTCTGAATACTCACTTGCAATTCCTAATTCCTCATACATTTTATTATTAATAGATTGGAATTTAGGATCATTATCAGGAATTACTGATGTGTTACTTGTGCGTCCATTATCATATGTTGATTTTTTTAATCCAGATCCAGCTACAGTAGAACGAGTATTATTAATTTCAATATGATTACATAAATAATCACATTCATCATCATTTAAAAAATTAGGAATAGTAAATATTTCTAGTCCCTGATTATTTTCGATGTAATTTCTAATGTTTTGCATTTTTTAATTCTTCTTCGGTAAAAAATTGTCTTAAATTAGGGGCAAAATATGATAATGATTTTTGTACTTTACGGTCTTCTGAGCGGTAAACTACAAATTTATTACCACGTTTTTCAAAATGACAGGGGCGTTGCGATGCAGCAGTTCTAAACTTAGCAGTTGCATCAGCTTCTTCCTCGGTAGCACATGATTTAGATAAATTAGATTGTTGTACTTCGTTGTATGCAGCTAAAAATTTATCTTTTAAACCAAATGCCATAATACCTGCTGATAATACGTACATAATATCACAGAAAGCATCTAATACTTCAACAATATCTCCTTCATCAGCCGCATGTTTATATTCATCTAATTCTTCCTGAATAAAGTTATAAATAAAATCACGTTCCATTTTTTCAGGAATTGTAGGTATTTTATTATTCAATTTACCAAATAATTGGTTAAATTCCTCTACTTCGGATACGAAGTATAATCGATCTTTATCAACTTCTTGTTTGATAATTTGCTCTTTCCAATTTTCTAATTCTTGTTCCATAACTTATTAAATATATGCTTGTAGGTTAAATTTTAACATTTCTAATACTTCTTGTTTAGCTGTTTTAGCGTGATCAGCAAATACACCTGATACTTCTGATGTCATCATACTAGCACCCATATGCTTAACTCCACGGCATGATACACAATTGTGTGTTGCATGCAACATTACCATAATACCTTCATTACCTTCAATTAATTTATCCATAGCATTATGAATAGCCATAGTTAATTGTTCTTGAATAGCACCTCTACGTGAGAAATGTTCAACTACACGATTTAATTTAGATAAACCGATTACTTTAGTTTGAGGACCAGGTACATATGCAATATGACATTTACCTAAAATTGTTTGATGGTGGTGAGAACACATTGATACTACTGGGATATCACGTTCTAATACAATACCTGTATAACCATCTGATGGGAATGCTGTAACATCACCTAATACTTCATAACGACCTCTCCATAAATCATTAACGTATGCTTTAGCAACACGTTTTGGAGTGTTTGATGAATTTGGATCGTTTTTCCAATCAACACCTAATGCGTCTAAGAAATTACCATATGCAACAGTTGCATTATCAATAATGGTTTGTTTTTCTTCTACGGTTAGAGAGCGCTCTTTACCTTCGGTTTCAATGATTTGTTGTAAATGGAGTGAGATACCATTTGCATTACCTGAATTGGTAATTTCTAAATTGCTAATTTCGCACATAACTTATTGTTTAAATTTATAACTTGAATTTAATTAGGAAAGACTTGA